ATGAAAGAACGTATTAGAAGAATTGAATATATGATTGTCGCTGGAATGGGGTCAATAATTTTGGCTTTAGTCATGAACTACATGAAATAAAAATGAATTTATCTCGTAACTTTTCTTTACAAGAATTAATTAAATCAGATACCGCGATACGTAAAGGTATTAATAATAATCCTAACTCAGGTCAGATAGAAAAATTAAAAGCACTTTGTGAAAATATTTTACAGCCAGTACGTGATCACTTTGGTAGAGTAAAGGTAACATCGGGATTTCGTAGCGAAGATTTATGTCTTGCCATAGGGTCGAGTCGAAACAGCCAACATGCAAAAGCTGAAGCGGCCGATTTCGAATGTATGGGAACCGACAACGCTGAATTAGCTGACTGGATTTATATGAACCTAGAATTCGATCAATTGATCCTCGAGTTCTACACTCCTGGCGAACCCAACTCGGGATGGATCCACTGTAGTTACACTACAGATAAACCTAGAAAACAATTTTTGTGGGCCTACAAATCAGAAGGTAAAACAAAATATAAACCTGTAATAGGAAAAGCAAAAGATTTAGTTTAGTGTGGCAGTCGTTGGTTTAACGGCAATGAAACCAGGGATTGTATGGACCGAACCAACTGCGTTCGTTAGAACGAGACGCTACCACTCGCCTCAAGGGTACTCATACATCCCATTCTTAAAACTTATATCCAATCTCTTAACTCCTCACCCATAACTTCAGATGCGATATTAATCTTCTTACGTAAAGCTTTTACTATTTTTTCGTCAACGGTTTGTTCTGAGATTAAATCAACATAGGTTACGGATTTTTTCTGACCTATCCTATGTGCTCGGTCTTCTGATTGTAAACGTTTCTCAAGATCATAACCATTAGAATAATACACAACAGTATTTGCTTGAGTTAATGTAATACCATAACCCCCTGTTTGAGGAGTACCAATAAAAAATCTACAATCAGGATCTTCTTGAAATTTTTTTATATTAGGTTGCCTATCTTCTTGTGGGGTAAGTCCATAATAATCAACCACGGTTCCTTCACCATATTCTTTTTCAATAGCTTTTTTAATTTCAGACATATCTTTTTGGTAGTTGGCCCAAATAATTGCTTTACCTTCTACCTCTTCTAAGACATTCATTAGTTCACTTATTCTATTACTTTTTATATTTTGAGTGCTACCATCATCAGCAGTAAAATGACCACAAGTAATCTGATGCAATCTCATTAGCTGAGTTAGGACAGTGACTGTAGTTGTTTGCTTACCATTTAATATAGCAAGAGCCATGGTCTTCATCTGTTGATATAATTTAGTTTGTTCTTCTGTAAGAGCAACATTTCTTTTAACATAAATTTTATCTGGTAGATCTAGACAATCTTCTTTTAATACACGGTAAGAAAAACCTTTTAACTTATCTGATAGCTCACCAATATTTTTAAAGAAGTTTACAACTTGTATTGATCTACCTTTTGCATGGATAGTTTTCATTTCAGCATATCTATTTCTAAAAGCGTAGTAAGATGCAAAGTCCAATAACCACGGACTAAGGAACTCACATTGACTATATAAGTCTAGTGGGTTCTTTGTGATAGGAGAACCTGTCATAATTCTTCTATACTTTGCTAATTTAGAAAGACTTAAAATATTTTTAGTTCTTTTTGCTGATGCATTTTTTATAGTAGTTGATTCATCTACACCCATAATTGTATTGTGAGTTCTAAGAAATGAAGCTGCAAAGTCTGTACCTTTTGATGTACTCAATGCTTCAACATTCATAATTAAAATATGTAATTTACTATCTGATTTTAATAGCTCATCTAAACTTTCTTTTTGTTTTTTAGTAATATTTGCTTGCCACATTACTGCCTTAGTTTCTATATGGTCTGGTAGGTGTGTTGGAATTTCTTGATTGTACCAAGTACCTATAACACCTTTAGGTGCAATAATTAAAGCACCATCTATTTTACCTTTGTCATAAAGCATTGACATATTATCAATCAATACTTTTGTTTTACCTGTACCCATCTCCATAAAATAAGCATAGCTTTCTTTATTCCAAGATTTTTCTAACGCAGTTAATTGATGCGCATAAGGCTTAGTTTTAAATTTATAGTCCATAATATTTTTCTTCTTTCTGTATTGACTTCTATATAATCGATGTTATATCTTTTGTCAATGTCAGAAAGTATAGAGTATGAAAAAATAATGAAAACACATACGCCTGTCGTATATGTTATTCAACACATTCCTGGTACACAAGCAGGCAATCCTAAAATTAATATTATGGGTGCGTCTCAGTATGGACAATTTAAATTTTTGTTACCAGAATTTTCTCAAATGATTTTTTCTCCTGGTCCACTTATATATAAGTTAAGACAAGGTCTAAAAGATTATCATGTAAAAGATTATTTATTACTTACAGGTGATCCTGCAATAATAGGTGTTGCATGTTCTATTGTATCTGATATTACGCACGGTAAATACAATGTGCTTAAATGGGATAAGCAAGAAAGAAAATATTATCCTATTGAAATTAATCTATACGAGAAAGGAGAAATAGATGAATAGTATAAACTTTGAAAAAGACCAACAAGATGGAATAAAGAAAACTGAAAACATTCAGTCTCTTGCAGATCAAGTATCAATGTTAGAAGGTCTGCATAAAAGGATAGAAACAAGTGAAGACAATCTAAAAGATTTAAAAAAAGAATACGAACGTATATCTGGTGAGGTAATTCCTACTATGATGTCTGAGATGGGTTTGTCTCAACTCAAACTAATGGATGGATCACAGATAGAAGTTAAGCCATTCTATAATGCTACTATTACAGCAGCTAATAGAGAATCGGCTTTCAACTGGCTTCGACAAAATGGTCTGGCAGATATTATCAAAAACGAAATGGTAGTATCTTTTGGCCGTGGAGAAGACAACAAGGCAGCAGAATATGCTGAACTTGCAAAGAGTCAGGGACTTCAACCTGCGCAGAAATTAAAGGTTGAACCCATGACTCTAAAAGCGTTGGTCCGTCAGCGTATTGAGGCAGGGCAAGAAATGCCTACGGAAATTTTCAGCATATTTGTTGGAAATAAAACTACAATAAAAAGGAAAAAATAATCATGACAAAAGAAACAAACCTGACGAAAAAAACAGAAGGTGCGTTAGCTACAAATATGTTTGAAGCTGATGCAAATGCAGGTGCACACAACATAGAGCAAGATGATCTTGCTTTACCGTTCTTAAAAGTTTTAGGACAATTATCTCCTGAAATTAATAAACAGAATGGAAAGTATGTTGCAGGTGCAGAACCTGGAATGATCTTAAACTCTGTTACCAAAGAACTATTCGATGGTAGCAAAGGTATAGATGTAATTCCTTGTTCATATGACAGGAAGTATCTAGAGTGGAAACCTAGAGAACTTGGAGGAGGTCTTGTTGGTATGTATACAGTAGATGATCCTATTGTAAAAACAACTAAGAGAGACGCGATGAACAGAGATGTATTACCAAATGGTAATTATCTAGAAAATACAGCAAATCATTTTGTTGTAGCTGTTGGAGAAACTCCGAGTACCGCATTAGTATCGATGACAAGAACTCAATTAAAAGTGAGTAGAACTTGGAACTCTATGATGATGTCGATAAAAATGCAGGGTAAGAATGGTTTATTTACTCCACCAACATTCAGCCATGTTTATCATTTAAAGTCAGTTCAAATGACAAATGATAAAGGAACTTGGTTTGGTTGGGATGTAAGTAAGACTGGTCCTGTTACAGACGCTGGTGTTTATGGTATAGCCAAAGACTTTGCTGAAAAAATTGGTAAAGGTGAGGTTGAAATTAAACACGACAGTGATACTGAAACAGCAGAGAAATCACCGTACTAAACAGAATCCTAGGTAGTGGGCGGCGAAGCGAGAGTGGATCCGCCCATTAAAATATTATTATGGAAAAGTTTAAAGAGATATTCTCGGGATTAGAACGTGCGTATGGCGTAACATATGTAGACAAGAAAGGTGCCGACGGTCAAAAGATCAAAGGTAAATCTTTCGTTCAAAGAGGGATGGTCACAGATAATATGTGGCAAGACCATTTAAACGGTGCTGAACCTAGCTTAGGTATCATACCGATTAATGAAGATAATACTTGTAGATGGGGTTGTGTTGATATTGATTCTTACGCAGGTTTTGATCATAAAAAATTAATAGATAAAATTAAAAGTTTAGACTTACCTCTTTTAGTATTTAGATCTAAGAGTGGAGGTGCACACGTATTTTGTTTTACAACAGTTCCTGTTGAAGCAAAACTAATGAGAGATAAGTTAGTATCGGTTAGTGCAGTGCTAGGGTATGGGGGGTCAGAAGTATTTCCAAAACAAATAGAATTAAAATCCAAAGATGATACAGGAAACTTTTTAAATTTACCATACTTTAATGGTGATAAAACAACAAGATATTGCTTCAATGATCAAGGTGAAGCTGTTACTCTGGAACGTTTTTATTTATTACATGAATTATATAAACTTACTCCAGAACAATTAGAAACATTAATAATTAAAAGACCTGACTCTGAGTTTAGTGATGGTCCACCTTGTTTAGAATCATTAACACAGTCTGACATTAAAGATGGTAGAGATAGAATTATTTATCAATACATACAATATGCAAAAAGAAAATGGCCAGATAGTTGGCAAACAAAGATCAATGCATTCAATTATAAATACTTTGAAAAACATCCAGAAGGACCTTTAGAAGATAGAATTGTTCAAGGTAAAATAAAATTTAACGACGGTAAAGATCTAGGGTTTAAATGTAATGAAGATCCAATGTGTAACCATTGTGATAAAAAATTATGTAGAACTAGAAAGTATGGTATTGGTGGCGATGCAGTATTTCCAATACTATCTGACTTACAAAAAGTAGAACTAGATGAACCTTATTACTGGGTAAATGTAGATGGAGATAGAGTAAAGCTAGATAATATAGATTGTTTAATGGAACAAAGATTATTTAGAAGAACTGTTGTAAAACAAATCAATAAAAAACCACCACGGATCACGGTTAAAGAGTTTGAAAAGTATACTGATATGTTACTTCAAGGTATTGAGATAATCAAAGCACCAGAAGGATCTTCAATGGTAGATCAATTGAAAGAACATTTAGAAGAATTTTGTACTAATAGAACTGCAGCAGAAACTACTAAGAAAGATATTCTAAATGGAAACGTCTACACAGAAGAAGGTAAACATAAATTTATATTTCATAAATTTTATCACGGACATTTACTTAGAAAAAAATGGCCAGAGAAACCACAGGTGACACAACAAATGCTAAAAGAATATTGTAATTGTAGTGATGATAGAATTGTTATTGGTAAGAAAAGACCAACGATCATGGTAGTGGATGCATTTGAGAAACCAGAAAAAACTCATACACCTAAAACCTTAAAAGAAAAGGATCCTTATTAATGAAGACAATTGTATTCGGCCCACCAGGTACAGGAAAAACACATACATTATTAGAGAAGGTAGATGAATACCTAAAGACAACTAATCCAGATCGAATTGGTTACTTTGCTTTTACAAAGAAAGCAGCAAATGAAGCTAAAGAAAGAGCTATGAAAAAGTTTAATTTAGAGGACGATGATCTTCCGTATTTTAGAACTCTTCATTCATTAGCTTTTAAATCGTTAGGTTTAAAAAAGAATCAGGTGATGCAGAAAAGACATTACGAGGATCTCGGTAGAAAAGAAAATTTATTTTTAGATTACAATGATTATGATGAAGAAGAGACTGGATTGTTTTCTACTAAAAGCGATTATCTTAGAATAATTAATCTAGCTAAACTTAGAAACATTACAATAGATCAGCAGTATAATTTAAAAGAACATAATCAAGATGTAGAGTATGCAACACTTATTCATTTAAGTGAAAGACTGGTAGACTATAAGAAAGAATATAATCTTATTGACTACAACGATATGATTTTAAATTTTATCGAAAAAGAAAAATCACCAAACTTTGATGTAGTATTTATTGATGAAGCACAAGATCTATCTTTAATGCAATGGGATATGGTTAAACATATTACAGATAAAACAGTTGATTCTTTTATTGCAGGAGATGATGACCAGGCTGTATTTAGATGGGCTGGTGCAGATGTTGATTCATTCATCGCACAAAAAGGAAAAGTAATAGAACTAAAAGAATCTAGAAGAGTACCAAGAAAGATACATGAACTAGCTAACTCAATTATTGGTAGAGTTAATAATAGAATAGAGAAGAATTGGAACCCTAAACAACACGAAGGAAAGCTTAGTTCTTATGATAGCTTTGAGGATGTAGATATGTCAACAGGTAAATGGTTAGTGTTAACTAGAACTAGATCAATGTTAGATTCATTAGAAGATATATTGAGAGACAAAGGTTTTTATTATGAGAATAGATTTAAGAAACTTTATGAAAAAGATATTCAAGAAGCTGCAACTAATTGGGAATATTTAATTAAAGGACAGATGCTTGATTCAAAACAAATAGAAAATATTTCAAAGTACATCAGTAAGGAAAAATGGAACAAGGATAAATTAAAATCTATGGTTAAGAACACTGTCTATAGTTTAGAACAATTACAAAAAGACTATGGACTTCAAACCAATGAGATTTGGTATGAAGCCTTTGATCAAGCAGGAGATAAAAGAATTAATTATATAAGACGTATGAAACGTAATGGAGAGATGTTGAACCAAGAACCACGGATCAAACTATCAACCATTCATAGTGCAAAAGGTGGAGAAGAAGACAACGTAGTTTTACTAACTGATCTTACCTACAACACAAAAAAATCATATGACAAGAATCAAGATGATGAAACAAGATTATTTTACGTAGGTGCAACACGAACAAAAGAACATTTACATATTATAAGACCAAAAGACGATAGCAAATGTTACCCAATGGAGGAGATACTATGACAAGTAAAGGCGTATTAGATGAGGCATTTCCACAAGATAAACAAATCGGAGGATCTCATTATAAAAAATTTAAGATTCAACCTTATGAATTTATATCAAAGAATGATCTTTCATTCTTTCAAGGCAACGTAATTAAATACGTTTGTAGATATAAAAACAAAGCAGGCATACAGGATTTAGAAAAAATCAAACACTATTGTGATCTAGAAATATTAAAGATGAAAGATACAAAATGAGTTGGCAAGAATATAAGGCAAGAGCAAAAATAATAGAACAAAACTTTGCAAAGAATCTAACAGAGCCTAAGTGGGCAAACGATTATCAAGACATGCACGAGCATTGGGATGTAGAAGGTACACTAGATGGTAAACTTTTAAAGTTTGATGTTAAAGGAATGAAGAAAGTAAATCGTTGGGATAATAAAAAACAAGATGACATTGCTTGGGTTGAAGGAACTAATGTTAGAGGTAAACCTGGTTGGGTAAAAGGTTTAGCAGATTACATAGTATTTGAAAGAATAGACCATTGGCTACTAGTTAATAGACAAGAATTATTAAATCATGTACAAGATAAACTAAAGGAGAAAGGTTACGAAAAAGGTAAAGGAGTATATCAAATCTATCAACGTGAAGGTAGATTAGATAAAATTACTATGGTTCCTTTTCAAGATATGGAACAATTAACAGATATAAAGAAAATAAATAAAGATGGCTGATAAAATAAAGAAAGAATTAAAAGTAAAAAATCATGTATTTCAATTAGAAATATATCCACGTTTGAATGGTGAGGAAGATATAACATGGGAGATATTTCCTAACGACTATCATGCAGCTTTGTATGCATTTAGTAATAAAGAAAAGTTAAATAAACTAATAAAAGAAAAACACATATACGAACCAAGGAAAAAATAATGCAGAAAATAATATTTAAACCACAAACAGAATGGTTACCACCAGAAGAATTTCCAGATCTATCTAACTACGATGAGATCTCAATTGACTTAGAAACTAAAGATCCTGAACTAACCAAAATGGGGTCAGGAGCAATCATTGGTAAAGGAGAAGTTGTTGGTATCGCTGTAGCTGTTGAAGGTTGGTGTGGATATTATCCTATTGCTCATGGAGGTGGTGGAAACATGGATAGGTCTATGGTTATCAAATGGTTTCAAGATGTATTAAATACCGATGCTATAAAAATATTTCACAATGCAATGTATGATGTATGTTGGATTAGATCTATGGGTCTAAGTATCAAAGGACAAATTGTTGATACTATGATTGCAGCAGCTTTGTGTGATGAAAATCAATTTAGATATGATTTAAATACTTGTGCTAAAAAATATACAGGTG